CAAAAATGGGAGACAACGGTGATAACTCACGTAGCCCAGTAGATGCTAACTCAGGTCAAAAGGGAATGGATGCACATCCAGTAGACTTTGACTTAGGTAACAACGATGAGAAAGGACGTCCAGCTCCGACTGCTAAAGATGTAGACGGCGCATCATCATTTCAAAACGTTCCCGGCAAACAGAAAGGCGGGAAACTAAGTTCAGCACCAAAGCCAGTGACAGCACAGGCGAGCGGAACTAATACTAAATCTGTAATAGATTAGGAACTGATACAAATGGCTTTGTATCTTAAAGAACACTTAACGTTCGACCGTGCGGAAATGATGGTCGAGTCTGTTAAAGAAGGTGATTCTGATCTGAAGACTCTTTATATGAAGGGTATCTTCATTCAGGGAGGGGTAAAGAACGCAAATGAACGTGTTTACCCCGTCTCTGAGATTGGAAATGCCGTAGACACCCTCAACACACAAATACAAGAAGGTAATTCTGTATTAGGTGAAGTTGATCATCCAGATGATTTAAAAATCAACTTAGATCGTGTATCACACATGATCACTAAGATGTGGATGGACGGGCCAAATGGCTACGGCAAATTAAAGATTTTACCAACTCCGATGGGTCAGTTAGTTCAGACCATGTTAGAGTCAGGGGTAAAACTTGGTGTATCTAGTAGAGGTAGCGGAAACGTTAACGATATGGATGGCCAAGTCAGTGATTTTGAAATAATCACTGTAGACATTGTTGCCCAACCAAGTGCTCCTAATGCATACCCTAAAGCAATATACGAGGGCCTCATGAATATGAAGCACGGACATAAAGTTTTAGAAGTTGCAAGAGAAGCAAGAGGCAATAAACAAGTAGAACGGTTTTTGAAAGACGAGGTTACTCGTTTAATCAAAGACTTAAAAATCGACTAAAATAGAGGGGAAATCAGCATGTTAGATGCTATCAAACCATTAATTGATTCAGGTCTTATTAATGAAGACGTTGCAAGTGAACTAGAAAGCACTTGGAGCACTAAGTTAAACGAGGCTAAAGATCAAGTTCGTGGTGAACTGAGAAATGAGTTCGCACAACGATACGAACATGACAGAAGTGTGATGGTTGAAGCCCTTGATAAGATGATTACAGATTCTCTAAGTGAGGAAATTAAAGAATTCCACGAAGAGAAGACTGCTATTAACGAAGACCGTGTAAAAGCGAAAATGAAACTGAAAGAAAGTGCAAAGAAATTTAATAACTTTATGGTAACTAAGTTAGCAGAAGAAATTAAAGAACTACGTGCAGACCGCAAGGTTCAGTTGGAAAACCAAGATAAACTTCAAAAGTTTATCACTCATGCATTGGCTAGAGAGATCAAAGAATTTGCTCAGGATAGACAAGCAGTGGTAGAACAACGTGTCAAGTTAGTTGCAGAAGGACGCAAACAACTTACAAAACTCAAAGAGAAATTTATTTCTGAGAGTTCTGCAAGATTAAGCAAGTCTGTAGCATCTCATCTTAAAGGTGAATTATCACAACTCAAAGAAGACATTCAAATCGCTAGGGAGAATAGCTTCGGTCGCAAGATATTTGAAACATTCGCAGGAGAATTCAGCACAACTTATCTAAATGATAAGGCTGAGACTCGTAAGATCGTTTCTGTATTGAACGGCAAAGAAAAAGAACTAGCAGAATCAAGGGTCAGACTTGCGAAAGCAGTTAGGATCATTGAATCGAAAGAACGTGAAGTAAACATTATAAAAGAATCAACTCAACGTGAAAAGGCTTTAGACAATTTAGTGTCATCCTTGAACAAAGAGAAATCTTTAGTAATGCGATCTTTATTAGAAAGTGTTCAGACGCCAAAGCTGAAGAACGCATTTGATAAGTATTTACCAGCAGTATTGAACGAAGGAAGTGACAAGAAATCTGAAAAGAAATCATTAACTGAATCTGTTTCGACTGCACAAACAGGTAATAAATCTGCCAAGAAAGAACAAGTTAGGGAAGATGACATTAGCGATAATGTAATCGATCTTAAGCGCCTGGCAGGGCTTTAATATAAACTAGACATAGATTAGGAGAAATAACCATGTCACAAGTACTCTTAGAAAGCCGTTGGGACGAGACAAAAGACGCCCTACTTGAAGGCTTAAAAGGCACACGCCGCTCAACGATGGGTGTGATCCTTGAAAACACTCGCAAAGGTCTCTTAAATGAGAATGCTACCGCTGGTAGTACCTCTGCAGGAAATATAGCAACACTTAACCGTGTAATCTTACCAGTAATCAGAAGGGTTATGCCTACTGTTATTGCTAACGAACTAGTCGGCGTTCAGCCAATGACTGGTCCTGTTGGACAGATTCACACATTACGTGTACGTTATGCTCAGTCATTGACTGACAACTCGGCAGCCGCTACTTCGGTAACAGCTGGTGAAGAAGCATTATCCCCGTTCAAAATTGCACAAGCGTATTCACGTACTGCTAGTCAAACTGGAACAACCGCTTCATATACTGGTGGAGATACAGCAGTATTAGAAGGTAACGGTGGTAAGCAAATCAGTGTGCAAATCTTAAGACAAGCTGTTGAAGCGAAGTCACGTAAGTTACAAGCACGTTGGACATTTGAAGCCGCTCAGGACGCACAGTCTCAGCACGGCATAGATGTCGAGGCAGAAATAATGGCTGCCTTAGCACAAGAAATCACTGCTGAAATCGATCAGGAGATTTTATTATCTCTTAGAACGTTAGCGGCAACTGAATTCACTTATAACCAGGCAGCGGTCTCAGGTACTGCTACTTATGTTGGTGACGAACATGCGGCATTAGCTGTATTAATCAACAGAGTTGCAAACTTGATCGCACAAAGAACACGTAGGGGCGCAGGAAACTGGGCTGTTGTGAGTTCTGCGGCCTTAACTGTATTACAATCTGCTACTACATCAGCATTTGCTCGTACAACTGAAGGAACTTTTGAAGCTCCTACTAACACTAAGTTTGTTGGTACGTTGAACGGCGCAATGCGTGTTTTCGTTGACTCTTATGCACCTGATACTCAAGCAGTATTAGTTGGATACAAAGGTTCATCTGAAACTGATGCGGCAGCCTTCTATTGCCCATATATTCCATTAATGAGCAGTGGAGTTGTACTAGATCCAGCTACATTCGAACCAGTCGTATCATTTATGACTCGTTACGGATATGTTGAACTAACTAACACTGCATCATCATTTGGTAATGCGGCTGATTATTTAGGCGAGATCGCAGTTGCAAACTTAACATTCCAGTAAGCCGATTATTATATAATCAACTTATTGTTATAAGTTTAAGGAAGAGTCTTTTAGGCTCTTCCTTTTTTTGTGGTTGTCCAAAATCGTATTAAATACTTGACAATATATGCCTTTGGGTGTATACTAGAGTTTTAGTATGGAGAATATATATGACAAAAAGAATTTTTAGAATTGAAGCCGGCAGATATGGTGGCGAAGCAGTTATCGGAAAAGTTGACAAACAATTTGTTGATTACTTCCTTGATAACGTTGATGACGATGACCGAGAGTCCGCACTAGTAGAACATGTCACTAGTTATGATTGGGACGATGGCCAACCAGATGAAGATGCTCCTATTCCTAAAGAAAATTATTACATGTGGGAATGTGATGACTTAGAACACATTAACTCAGCATATGCTGATAGTGGATTTGTTGTAACAGAAGTTACTGGCTTAGATAATAAATTTGACTACTCTGAAACTGAAACTAAATTAGAACCTGTAACATGTCTTTATGGTAGAGAATGTTATTCAATGGGTACGTTACCTGATGATGAAGATATCAAAGACGATGATAACTATGTTCCTACTTTAGCATTTCATAGTGGAGAGAAAGGTGGATTTGGTTGCTGGTTTGTAGAAACAGATGGCGAACCATTTGACAAATATAAATTCACATATGGTATTGTTGAGACTGATATGGGAGAGTTTGTTGATTCTGTATGGTATGACAAAGAAGAATTAGAACAAGATTATGACAATAATGATACGACAGGCAAAGGTTATTATGCTGGTGTAGGTTATATGAATACTAAATGGCATGATCTTGGAGAAAAGTACACAGAAGGCGCTGAATACCTTGAACAGTATTGGGAAGAGTTTGATGCTGAAGTAGAAGAAGAAAAGAAAGAAGCATCGACTACAGTAGCATTGCATATTTCAGTAGATGAAATTGTAGGAGAAGTAGGAACAATAGAAAATCCAGGGGAGTTCGATCTCTCAATAGAACCTATAACTGAACCACCTGCTGTTAGTGATGCCGAAGCAGAATCATACAAAGATTTGCAAGATCATCTAACAAATTTAAATGCTGACGGTAACTCAGGCTTAGGAGAAGACGGCGAAGAACTAAATGGCTAGATGTCATCCGAAAGACTGCAATTTAGATACAGACAACTTAACTATAATTTGGTACCACAATTACTCAGGTGGTAAATTTATGGCTAACTGTTTAAGTCTGTCTGATCACGGTCTATTCGGTCATAAAGAAATGACAGAAGCACAACTCAAAGGAGAGTTCTCTCCAGATGACAAACTGAATTATCTTTTAGGACAACTATCTGAAATAGAGAAAGGAGTCTATTGGACTGATCTTAACATTTCAGATAATAAATTCTTTGGCTTTGATAAAAAAGAATATCTTGATCCTTGGAGAGGCATAACTTATTGGGATTATGTTAAAGACGTATCCAACAGTGACTATAAATTCTTTATAGCATCACATTTTAATCCAGAAGTAATTGAAATTAAAAAGATTTGGAAGAACGCAAATATTATCTTGTTTACTCACCCACATGACTATGTAGAAAAACGAGCAAAGAATGATCCTCAGATTAGAATTTTTTATGATAGACTAGATAATTATGAAATGAATTTAGCACAGATGAGATCACTTCCTAATGTAGTCTATGAGTTTGATGTAAGAAAGTACGAATCTGAAACAGAAACATTAGATGCTATTAAAGAAATGTATGATATACTAGGTATTAAAGGATATGATAGAGAAAAACTATCGATCTATTATAATGACTGGTATAACAAAATAGAAGAAATCAAATACGAAGTGTAGAGTCTACAGACATCTCCATTTGCTTTTGACTTTCTCTTACCTTCTTTTTCCTTAATCTACTACAGTTTGCACATATTGTCAATATGTTTTCTTTTGATTTGTTTGCTGGATTGAAATCTCTGTAAGCAATATCTAATTGAATCAAATCTTGTGGCACAAACCCACACTCAATACACATCGTATTCTTCTTTGGTATCTTCTTATTATATAATGCTTTAGCACAATCTATACAATATTTGTGCCATTTTTGAAAGCCGTGTTTGCTGATTCCATTGGGTCTAGCAAAAGATATGTCACAACTAGTGCATTTAGGTCTTGGTGGTTGTCTTGTAAGCATACTTTTATTTATTAAAAAGTTCTACAGGGTTCTTTTTTATTAGGCAATTTTTATTATATCAGCATAAATACAAGACATAACTAATGGAATCAACAAATGGCCGCAGATAAATTTAATTCGTTAACGGGATATACTACAGGGTTACCCCCAATAGATATAGTAGCCGCTAACGGAAATATAGTTACCAATCATAACTATCCAGCCGGAAATGTAACATCTAACAGTGTTTATGCAAACAACTATTTCTATGCAAATGGTGCAAGTTTTGACGGTGACCCAGCTGGAGCGAATACTCAAATACAATACAACGATAATGGTGCTTTTGGTGCTAGTACAAATTTAGTTTTTAATGACATAACTAATATTTTAACATCACGTAATGTTACAGTAGCAGGCAACATTTTATTAGGAGACGTAGAAACAGTCTCTATACAAGGTGGTGTAAACGGATATGTCTTACAGACAGACGGATCAGGCGCATTAAGTTGGACAGCACAAAGTGGTGGAGGCGGAGGCAGTAATGGTACCCCTGGTGGTTCCAATATGCAAGTCCAGTTCAATAATGCAGGAGCATTTGGCGGAGATGCAGGATTCATTTACGATAAAGATACTGATCTCTTAACTGCTACTCATATTGCAGGTGAAGCCGGCAACATATCAAACGTTCAAGTTGCAAATATTACAGGGATAGGTAATATCGCTGTTGTAAACCTTGATGGTACAACTGATAAAGTTCTGTATGGTAACGGTG